GCTATTCCACCAACCTGCATCAAGCAGAGATCTACCTGGATCAGATGTTGCCTACTTCATAATAAGCCGTACTCTTACCTGTTAGTCTGAACCTGTCTGAACACAATAGAAGCTTCGTGGTAGATCGTGTCTATGGCCCCGACGGACTGAATGAACGGCAGCGCATCGCCGCCAACTACCTTGCTCGGGGCACCACCATCCGCGAGACAGCTCGCAAGATCGGTGTCAGCGAGAAATCGATCTACACCTGGCGTCAGCGAGCCCCAGTCCAGCAGGCCATCTCGCGCATCCAACAAGACATGCTTTCCGAGACCGGTGGCATGAACATCAGCACGATCCCTGACGCCATCAACATGCTGGACGCCATCATTAACGACGAAAACGCCCGGGCAGCTGATCGCATCGCGGCGGCTCGGACCCTGATGAGTGGAGCACAGGCTTATCAGGAACGTCGGATCCTCGAGCGTCAGATCCAGGATCTGGAGCGCCAGCTACTTCGCCTCACGGCGTACAACGACTCCGACGGACTTGAGCTCGTTTCCGAGACTGACGACGCCATTGACATCTGATGGCTTCTGTTTCTGCCCTCCGCAAGCGTGTAGAACGACTGCAGACAGAGCTGGAGCGACGTAAAGCGCGGGCTGCCAATTACGAGTCTGGTGTAGCCTCCACGTTGCCCACAGTCGCAAACTGGCCTGATTTCGCGCGCCGCACCTGGATTCGCACCAGCGGGACGGTGGCACCTTTTGACCCGTACGTGTACCAGGAAGATCTGGTCCGGTCCATCAACGCAAACCCCAATACACTCGTCAACAAGTCACGCCAGACCGGTGTTTCCGAAACTGTCTGCAATTACCTGCTCGACCGCGCGCTGACAGAACGAGGCTTCGCCGCGGTTGTCTTCAGCAAGACGCAGACGGACGCCTCCGAGCTCGGTCGACGTGTGCGTGCAATGGCGAACAGCCTGCGGGGCGAGACCATTCGCTACCTCACTGATAGCACTACACAGTTAGCGTTTGAAGGCCGGGGTACGCTGTATTTCCTGCCGGCCTCACCCCGCGCTGCCCGGGGCATCCCGAGCTGCTCCGTCCTGTTTATGGATGAGGCCGCCTTTCTTGAGGGCGCTGCAGAGATCTACCGCGGCGCCATGCCCACACTCTCCATGGTGGGTGACGCCGCCAAGGTGATCGTGGTCTCCACGCCCGACACCGAACAGGACTGGTTTGGCCAGCTCTGGCACACCGACGAAGGTAACTGGAACAAGGTCACCATTCACTACTCGCAGCACCCGATCTACGGGGCTGACCCCAGCTGGGCGCGTAAGACTCGTGAGTCTCGCCGCATGACCACGGCGGCATGGAACTCCGAGTACGAGCTTCAGTTTGGGGCCACTGATACCCAGATCTACCCCAATGAGCTGATTAATAAAGCCGCGAGGGGTCACTGGCGCGAGTGTGGGTCGATTAACCGTAGTTATGTCATAGGAATTGATCCCAATGCCGGAGGGAACGACTATTTCGTAGCAATGGTGATGGACATAACGTCCACGCCCTACGAGATCGTTGGTATGTACCGAGAGAATGGCAAGAGCACTGATTACAGCTTGAAGCATGTAAGTGAGCTAATAAAGGATTATATGCCTCAACGTGTAATTGTCGAGAAACAAGCGATGGGTGCTGTTATAGCTGAAGCATTGCAGCACATATTACCTAATTACGCCATTGAGACTTTCAATACGAGCAGGGCGTCCAAAACCGTAGCCACAGATCGCATTCTTTATATCCTCGAGCGCGATGAGTTGATCTTTCCCTCGGGCATTATTGCAGACGAGCTACGAGCGTTTCAACAGCAGGAGAACGGTGCTCGGCAGGCTGCTAGTGGAGCGCACGACGACACTGTGATGGCGCTGGCGTTTGCTTGCTCTTTAATTCCAGACACTCCAGCTACAGCAGGTTTCTTCGACAACATTTAGACCGTAGCCCAGTCTTGAGTCTCTGTATTTAACCAAACCTGGATTGCGTGCTCTCTGTATGGAGACCACCATTTCTGTTGTCTGAACCAATGGCGCCAGTCGCCTTCGCTTCCTTTTGCTTGGTTGCAGCAGATGCAGCAGCACACAAGGTTGTGCCTGTCGGTAGGCCCGCCTCGACTCCGAGGGCGCACATGGTCCAGCGTGTCTCCTGGGCGACCGCAATAAGCACAAAGGGACCCCCAGCTATTGAGGATCCCTTCGCGAAATTGCTGCTTGGCTTGCCGCTTGGTTAGGAGACTCGACCCATCGATTTGATGGTCAACCATTCCTTTTTGGGTGGCTTAATCAGTTTAACTGTCTGAACCGTAGTGCACGCCTAGAAGTCAGTTACCAGATACCAATATGCATTACCAGATCCAGCTGCGTGTTACCAGATACTCAAGTCAGTTACCGGAGCAATCTGTATCTGGTAACAGTAGCGCTAGGATCAACACAGCTCCCTTGAGCCCTTCATTCCATGGCCAATTCAACATCAGAAGACTACCGGAATGATGGTGCGTTAATTAATGCACTTACAGGTTTAGGCGTAGCTAAGAAAGACAAAACAGTTAGCACAAACGTACGCTTTAACACGCTTCTTACTGAAGCTGAACTCGAATCTCTATACACCAGTGGCATCCCACGTCGCTACGTTGATGCCATCAGTGACGAGATCCTGCGTCATGTACCTACCATCTCTTTAGGTGGGGACGCAGCGGCCGATAGTGCTGACTTGCGCGCCTCGTTTAATCAATATCTCCAGACAACACAGTTTCACTTCGCACTTTCTGAGGTTGTTAAGCTGCAACGCCTTTATGGAGGCGCCGGCCTGGTCCTGCTCGTCGATGACGGTGGGCAGCCTGAGGACCCGGTCGAAAACAAGCGCATCCGCGGAGTGCGCGGGTATATCCCGCTTTCGCGGCACGAACTGATCCCCGAAGACTTCTCCATTACGGACTACTCCCGTCCTTCGCACTACCGGATCACCACCAGTCAGCGCATCACGCCAGAGCAGACCAGCGGCTACGTCAATATTCGCGTGCACAGCTCTCGCGTAGCCCGCTTCGACGGTCTGTACCTGCCATGGAACATGCGCTCCCGCAACACAGGGTGGGGACAGTCTGTGCTGCAGCTGATCTGGGAATCATTCAAACGCTATGAGACCGCAATATCAGGCCTCGAAGCTATGGCGTCGGATGCCGACCTGTTCGTACACAAGATCCCCGGGCTTTTCAACCGTATCGCCGCTGGCCACGAAAGCGACCTGCGCAAACGGCTGGAGGCCAACAGCCTCAGCCGTAGCCTCTATGGCGGCATGGTGGTCGACACCGAAGAGGAACTGAGCTTCCTCAACCGAGCACTGAGCAATATCGCTACGGCTACGGACCCCTTCGTGAAGGATCTGCAGGCTTCCACGGGTTGGCCGGCTTCCATCCTGATGGGCGACAGCCCTGGTGGCTTGGGTAAGGAAGGCCGCTTCGAGGAGCGCATGTGGGCCTCATTGGTGGAGCAGTGGCAAGAGGTTTACTGCCGCACGCCTATCACAGAAGTCTTCAATTACATCCTGGCCTCGAGCGAAGGACCAACCCGAGGCCGTGTCCCCGAGTCCTGGTCGGTCCAGTTTCCCTCGATCTTTACGCAGACCGACAAGGAGAAGGCCGAGCTGAGACAGCTCACGGCAGCTTCCGACATTCAGTACCTGCAATATGGGGTGCTCAACGCTCTAGAGGTCCGTGAGTCCCGCTTCAGCGGCACAGATTACAGCATCGATACAAAACTCAATGAAGTGATCACCGAGCGGCTCGCTATCTCCGCGGACGCTCAATTCCAATCGCAGATGGCCGGCTACCAAGCGCAGAAGCAAGCGGTGCAGCCAGCTGAAGCCGCAGCTGAGCGGCCGACAGCTTCCGAGGACGGGGAGCAAGGCATCTTGCCGCCCAACCGCGGGGAGCAAGGCATCTTGCCGCCCAACCGCGGGGACACGCACTTCGATTCCGCTGAAGGACTCCGCATTCGTATCACCCATCGTGTTGATGATGTCGTCGCTGGCCCGCTTGTCGGCCCTGACGGGCAGCGCATCGATAGTGGCTCTGCAGCTCCGATCCTGATCATTGGACCCCACCGCACTCGAGCACGGAAGCTTTACCGAGCGCGCTTCAGCCTTGATAGTGCTATTACGGACGGCCCTTACACCACAGGATTCAACGCACTCCGCGCTGCAAGGGCTGCGGTGCAGAAACTGTTTCCCGGGCAGAATGTAGTAGGGCTTTCACCGGTGCCCGATAACGAGGCCGATGCTTTCCGGGCCTACAACGAAGGGTACTGATCGATGACACAACCCAACATCACACCTCAAGGTTTTCGCACCGCGGCGTACCTGGAAACCAAGGCCCGGATGGATGCTGCGCGGAGCCGCTCTGGCAAGACTAGACGTCAGGTGACGTGCACACCGCCCAATGTGAAGTGTGGTGGCCGGTGCATTCCTCCAAACTGGGATTGCCGGTTAAAAGGTAAAGGCCCGGATTCACATCTCAGGGCAGTTCGTACAGATCCAATTAGTGGGTTGGCCAACATTGAGCGTGGGGTTAAGCGTATATCTAAAGGTGTGCGTAAAGGGAGCTTTTCTGAGATCGAAGGTGGCAAGCGTGCCATCGTTCGCGGGGTTGTGAAAGCCACTCCTGGTGACATCCAACGCAAGAAGAAACTGCAGGCTGATCTTGAGCGTCGTGCTGGAGGAATCGCTGCTGGTCTTGCAGTTGTTGGCTTTGGTTTATTCAGTCACAATCAACTGAAGCGAGCATCCTTCTACCGAGATGGAGTGGGTCGACAGATCGATGACGCGGTAGCGGCTGGGATTAATCGTGTACTGGATGCAACTCCTGTAATTCGTAGAGCGAGGGCAGAGCGACGTGCTGCTGGTAGTTCTGCTGCCGGTGAGGTAGTAGCTAGAGCAGCAGGAGAATCGGCTAGAGGCCCTGAGGCTATGCGAGGTGCCTTACTTAGTACGCCTACTCAGCTAGAACGTCGCGCAACAGAGTATGGAAATGCAAAAGTACTAGAGAATAAGATAAAAGCGTTAGATATTGAAGCTAAAGAGTTGAATATGAATGCTTCTACGTGGAGGCAGAAAAACCTAGAAACTTTTTGGGGAGCTACTCGTACTAACGCGGGGGGCGCAGGTGATGGAAGTACTTTTTCCGAGCCAGCTACAAATCAGTATTTATCTCGTCAGTTTGGCTTTAAACTTAAAAAAGGTGATGATGCTACAGCTGTACGGCGCTCTGTTGCTACTGCACTAAACCGTGAAGCGTTTAACTTACAAGCGTTAGCGCGACAAGAAGGTGTAAATCTTAAAGATGCTGATTCTCGCAATGCGTTTTTAAATCGGGTTGTAGGACCTGGCACAGCTAATTTCTCCGATGAGGCCCGAGCGCGTGCAGTCAGCAACCTCGACAGGATTATCGGAGATGCCCCCAGAGGTCGATCGACTGCAGTCAGCCGTAAGCAGCTTGCAGACACGTTTTACAGAGATACTCGTGATGGTTTTGACCGATATTTCGGAAGAATCGCTGATGAAGTTCGTCAACCTGCGGGTGCCGCGCTTTCAGCTGAGTCACGCAAAGCTGGTTACAGCGAGCTGTTGACTAGCGCACGTATCGGGCAATCGCGCTATTTAGCCAAGAGCTTGAACAAGCCTGAAGCAGTCGGAACCAAGATGGGGCAGGGCCTTAGTGATTTGGTAGCTAAGGAGTACTACTCCAGCAAGGTCATTGGTAGCCCTACGTTCACAGCCACAGATCGAGAGATCCGGCTCGCAGCATCCGAGCTCTCAGGGCGCAGCTTCAGCACTACAGCTCCTGCGGCTGACTATTTGCGGAGCAATGGCTTTGAACGTTTGACCACTCTGCGAAGCTCTCAAACCCGAGTCCGGTCAAGCACACCTTCACCAGAGAAGCCAGACCGCCCCGCTCGTCGGCGCTCTAATGCTCAGCGTATTGCTGATTTGATGCGACAGAAGAACAAGGATGGGACACCTCGGTACGCCACCCGCGAAGCTGCCGAGGCCGCTTTGAAGCGCATGCGGAAAGATGAGCTCCAACAAGCGCGCATTGATGCGTACTTAGCTGTAAGGGCGGACTTGCGGGGAAAGCCCTGTGGGGCCTCGCACATTCCGAAGGCGCATGAGTGCAGAAAAACAGCAAGCGGAAACTCTGCTTCTAAAAGTAAATCCTCTAAGTCCAGCAGCCGCGGTAAGAAACTGGCGCTTGCTGCAGGAGCCGCGGCTATTACAGGAGCGGCTGTTGTAGGCGGAAGGGCGGCGTTTAAAAATAGGCAGAATATACCTTTGTACAAAACCTCGGCAAAACATATCAACACTGGAATACAGAAGATGTCTTCTAAAAAAGTTAGGGACACGATTAGTAAGCTTCCTGAAAAATACCAAGGACCGGCCAGTAAACTATTAGGTAAAGCCAAAGTAGGTTTGGCTGTTGTCGCCGCAGACGCTCAAGGTCTTAAGCTGACAAAAGTAGATCCTACTAATAATTTCAGTACATTTAAAAATCCTCAAACCGGGCATGTCATGAGTGTCGGGGCTGTCGATGACACACTTGTCACATTTGTATCTACCCCTAGTGGTAAAGCGGGTTCTTTTGACAAGTTTGGTATCGCGTTTCAAACGGATCTAAGTTTTGATCAGAAAGAAGGGCTTAGCAGAGCACAGGGATTAGGTGTTGCAAAGCAAGTTAAGTCTATGTTTAAAGCGCAGCTCAATGAAATGCCTGAAAATGCAGTTTTATTCAACAACCCATATAAAGATGATGGTTTAGGCAACAAGCGTAATGCTATTTACAGGAAGTTCGGCTTTAAAGAGCTTAAGGGTGTTCGCGGTGGGAATATGTGGGCACTTAAAAACATGGGTAAACTCACTGAAATCCCAGATGAGCAAGCCGATTATGTCGCCAAACTCATTCGCGGCGACTCAGCTGATACCCGTGTTGATCTCAAGTGTGGCAAAGGCGCTATCTCTAAAGGCGAAAAGTGCCATGTCGGCCCAGCAACTAAAGTAAACACGGGTGCGCCGCAAACAGGTAAACGCACTAAGCGCTTAGCACTGGCTGCTGCTGCTATTGGTGGCACTGCCCTGGCGATCACCGCTCCAAAATGGACGCCAGCTGCCCAACGCATACGCAATAACGCGAAGCCGTTCGACAAGAACAACCCCCCTCAGGGAGCCACATACCTCACTGAGGGCGTTAGCGGTCGCACCTGGATCTCACAAGACGAGAAGTATGTAATTAAGACCCCAAAAGGCAAAGTAAACAAAGGAGCGTTCGCTAACGAAGTAAATACGCAGAATGCGTTGCATGCTGCGGGTATAAGCGTTCCCAAAATATACAACGCTGATCCTAAGAAAGGCGTAGTAATAATGGATTATCTAAAAAACTACAATACTGTTAAGTCACTTACACCGAAACAGCAAGGCATAGCGGTTCAAAGCGCACTACGCGAAGTAGAAAAGATGCACAGGCTCGGTTACTCCCATGGTGATCTTCACATGGGAAATGTTCTAACTAAAGGCAACGACATAAAACTGATTGATTTCGGCACTGCCGGACCTGTGACTAAGAACGGCATCTCTGATATAAATAACTTGATAAGTGCCGCAAAAGACACTAATGCTCCTCTTTTCACAGCTATGACAAACCGCAGAAAGGCACTACAGACCAAGATCAGTCAAGGCAAAGCGCTTAACCAAAAAGACCTGCTGGAGTTCCACGAAGCAGTGCGCAAAGACTTACGTCGTGCCTCCTAATGCAACTCTTTGAGCGCTACAACGCCGCCCTCCGCCGCTCCGAGGACGTCACAGTCACTCAGCTCAATCGTATTCTCGACCGCAGCTTCAACCGTTTAATCCGCCGCACCCGCATCCAGATTCGCAGTGGCAAGCCTGCCGCGGATCGCAATGTGGCTCTGCTGCAAGAGTTTCGCCAGCTTGTGCCTGCGTTCAACCCGCAGCGTACGGACGCCTACGACCGAGTTCTACGTGGCCTGCTCCGTAGCTCCCACCAGAAGGGCATCGGCGTGGCGAGCGACTCCATGCGTGAGCTCACTCCCTCTCGCCGGCGCATCGACGTCTCGATCCCTATCGAAGCAACCGTCGCCGCCGCGGCCCAGTCAAAGGGATACCTCCGGCGTCACGGTCAGACCTTCGCAGAGACTGCCACCGAACTCGTTGCACAAGGTGTGGCAGAAGGTCGTCCTACGGATGCTATTACAAAGGATCTGCGTCTTCGGCTTGGTGTAGTCAAATCTCGCGCTGATGTTATTGCCCGCACAGAATCACTGCGTGCTTACAACAGCGCCAGCAGTCAGTATTACGCAGTGAATGGAATTGACTTAGTGATGTGGTACGCCACCAGTGATGACCGTACGTGTCCTATCTGTAATGCCCGCGCTGGTCGTATCTACAAGCGTGTCATTGCAAAAGCTCCTTGCCATCCGAGGTGTCGATGTTATCTAGCTCCCTGGGATCCCGAGATCGCAGCAATTGATGACACATACGCTGCGTTACCTCGGCGCCACCGTGAAGAAGTGACGAAAGTGGCAACTGTAGGCCCCGCTGATCTCAACAGAGCTGCAGTATTTGAGCAGTTAGCCCCGCAACCTTTTGATACGCAATAACACAAAGTAGCTATCCTGGAAAAGCCCATGTAAAGGCCGTTAGCATGCCTGCCGCCGCCCGCCGCTCCAAGCCAAAAGCCTACGAGAAGGGCATCCGCGAGGGCATGGCGATGGCCAAACGCTCCCGCGGTAATAAGCCTACTGAGGAAGAGGAGATGGACATGGGCATGAAGCCCGGCCACTCTCGTAAGCGGCGCAAACCGGCCGCCGACGGCTACGGCATGAAGAAGCCCATGGATGGCGACATGTATGGCAAGAAGCCCATGGATGCCGAGTGCGGCTGCGGTAAGAAAAAAGGCCGCAAGTGCGACGGCAGCTGCGGATCTATGCGTAAGCGCAGCGACTCCCTCACTCCGCAGGAATACCTGACCGCCTGTGAGATGGGTATCCAGGACCGCGGCGCGACCTACATCCGAGCTCGGTTGGACGTCGCTGAAGCTCGCAACGACCTGAAGTGCGGTAAAGGTGCCATTTCCGAGGGTGAAAAGTGTACTAAAGGCCCTGCTACCAAAGTCAGGCCTAAGAAGCCCAAATCGGGACTGAGACAAGCAGCGTCAAGCGGTGCTGTTCTCGGGGGGCTAGCCCTTCAAGCTGGTGCCACTGGCGTCGGACTAGGTAAATCACTCAGTGGTGATACTGCTGGAGCAGCCCGTGCTTTCCAAATTGCAGGAGCTGGGCAGGCATTAACTGCAGCCGGGGCACGTGGTATGGGCCTTAAGAAAGAAAGCAAACAAATACTTGCCAACGCGGCACTGTCTGTTGGTGCAGCCACAATGCTTCGCGAAGCTAAGACTGGTGAAATAGCCAGCGGACTGCGTAGGGGTCGCACAGCGCTGCAAACTCGTCGTCGTCGTAGGTCTCTGGAACGCGCTTTCCGTAAACCTTCTGCCATCCGTCCCTCTCGTCGTGACTCCATCTGGGCTGAGGGTTTTGAACCATGACTCTGACTCCTGCCTCACTTCACAGTGATGCAACCGGCAAAACCATCTTCGTCAACAAAGAGCTCCACGCCGCGGTAAAAGCCGCGGCCAAGCGCAAGTTCAAGATCTACCCGAGTGCGTACGCCAACGCCTGGATGGTGCGCGAGTACAAAAAGCGCGGCGGCAAGTTCCGCAATGACGGTCTGGACAAGTGGTTCAAGGAGAAATGGGTCCGCATGAGCAGCAGCGGCCGGATCCTCGGCCCCTGCGGTGACCGCTCCAAGGGTGAAGGTAAGCCTAAATGCCTACCAGCCGCCAAGGCCATGTCGCTTTCCCCCGCTGAACGCCGCCGCCTGGTCTCCCGCAAGCGGCGCGAAGACCCTCGCAAGGAGCGCAGCGGCGCCCCGGTGATGGTGAGCTCCAAGGCCGACACTTGGGCAGTGGGCTTTCACCAGTAGCACTTTCACCATGACTATTACTTCAGCCTTACTCCGTGCTGATAGCAAGGGCCGCCCCTGCGGGCAGAGCCACATCGCCCCTGCCAAGACATGCCGCAAAACAGGAGCGGGCTCGGGAGGCCAAGCTGCTGCAGTCGGGCTGACTGCCGGCGTTGTGGGCGCGGCCCTTATACACAAAGGCAGTCGCAAAGCAATTCTCACCAGTCCCACAACGATGCGACGGGCGGCGCAGCGCGACGTAACAGAGGTTGTGCACCGGGCTACAGCTCGGAAACCCTCGATGCGGCTGACCCTTGGTGCTTTTGAGCAGATCAGACCTCTTTCCAAGACCGAGCGCCTTGGCCGGGCCGCGCGCTCCGCCAATGTGAAAGCTGAGAAGGCCATGCGCAGGGCAGCTCAATCTGAGATCGAACGCGGCATGGCTGTTGGTCAGGCCATGTATGCCGCAGGCAAAGCCGGGCGCGCCTCCCTCCGCAGTGGCGTGCGTTCTCACCGACTCACCGTGGAGAAACTCCGCCGCCGCTATGAACCTGGCTACCGTAAGCCGCGCCGTGACAGCCTCATTCAATATTACGCGCCGGTCCAGCTGCAGCTCCCGACGCGCCGTGACACTAAAGACGGCAAGAAATACAGCAAGAAGGTCCGCAACCCCACGACCGGCCGCACTCGTACTGTCCGCTACGGTGCCAAGGGGTACAAGATCGCCCCAGGCACTGCCAAAGGTGACCGCTACTGCGCCCGCAGCTTTGGCGATATGAAGTCCCACAACAAAAACTGCGCTGGCAAGGACCGCAATACACCGCTCTGCCTCTCGAGGACGAAATGGAAGTGCTCGGGGAAGACCAGCCGCCGCGATGAGGATTGACTAATGGGCCAACGCATTATTGACAATGACCGCTACGCGCTCGTTTGGGTGCGCAATGATGCTGAGCACCCGTTATCCGTACAAGGCGGCACCGGTACGGACGGAGATGCTTTTGGTCGTTTACGTATCAGTGCGCCCTTTACTCTGTTTGATAGCCAACACAGGTATCAAGAAAATGATAAGTGGGACACCGCAGTCAATGCAGGCGGTTCAACTACTTACGTCGCTAATGAAAGCTGCGTAAATTTAACAGTGCCGGTTACGTCCGGGGCCTACGTCTATCGCGAGACCAGGCGTGTGTTTCCTTACCAGCCCGGTAAGTCGCTACTCGCTATGTCTTCCTTTGTTTGCGCAACTGCCCAAACAAACCTTCGACAGCGCATCGGATATTTCGGCACCGAGAACGGCGTATATCTCGAGCAAGACGGAGACACCGTTTACTTTGTTCTTCGCAGCTCTGTCAGTGGCAGTGTGGTGAATACCCGTATCGCTCAAAGTAACTGGAACTTCGATACGTTTGATGGGACTGGTTTATCGGGGCGCGATTTAGACCTGGCTACAGCTCAAATTGTTTGGTTCGATCTCGAATGGTTAGGTGTCGGTGATGTTCGTTGCGGCTTCATCGTGGAGGGTCGCTTTAACCTGGCGCACACATTTCACAGCGACAATATCAACAGCACTACCTATATGACCACCGCTGTCTTACCGTTGAGACAGGAAATAGAGAACACCGGAGTCCTCACTACAGAAGCGACTGCCAAACAAATTTGCAACACCGTTGCATCCGAGGGCGGTTATCAAGGTTTTTCGCGGCAGCGCAGCGTATCCACTGGGTCTACACCAGTCACCCTTACAACTGCAGGCACTACTTATCCTATTATTGCTTTACGCCTCAATAGCGCACGCATTGATAGTGTTGTAATTCCAGCTAGTATTAGTGCAGCAGTAGAGCAAACCACCAATAACAAGCTCGATATTGTGGAGTTTCATCTAATTTTGAATCCCACATCGATTACTGGCGGCTCATGGAGCACGCACCCCGCTAATTTAGTGCAATACAACACAGGCATAACAAGCTACTTAGGAGGTGATGAGCTTATTAGCGGTTATTTAACTAGCGCGACTAAACTTGACTTAGGTGACATTAATAATTTTAATTTTCAACTCGGGCGAACCATAGCTGGTGTCAGTGACGTTTTCCTTATTGCCGCTACACCTACTAATGACGGCGGAAAACTGTTCTTAGATACTTCTTGGGTAGAAGTAATCTAGATGTCTCTTAGCAGTGATTGAAAAGTAATATCGTAAATTTCACATAAAGCTATGAGCTTCATTACTGATATTTCCACTTCTCCTTTTTCAAACCGCGAATAAGCCGCTTGACTTATTCCCAATTCCCCAGCCACTCTTAACTGAGTAAACCCTCGGTACTCACGCAATGCGCGGATGCGCCGGCACAGCGTCAACTGTCTGTGAATTGCCAACTGCGGTAGCCGTTCTTCGTATAAAGCTACCAAATTTCACAGTAACAGGTAAGATTTAACGCATGGAAACATCAGTAACCCGATACGATTTTGCGCCCATAACGGGAAGCGAGATCACACCGGAGGGTTATCTCCGAGTGTGGTCCCGCGCCGCCCGTGTAGGTACACAACTCTATCGTCGTGCTGATGGTTCCCAGGTCCGCGAGTACCGACCTCCTGAAGAGGTCAGTAACCCGGATTCTTTATCTACGTTCGGGATGAAACCCGCAACGTGGGGTCACCCTCCTGTTCTTCTCGATTCTCTAAACACTAAGAAGTTCCAAGTTGGCTATTCCGGTAGTCAAGTCAGGTACAACGATGGTTTTGTAGAAGTTGCGCTCCTTGTCACAGACGACGAAGCAATTGAAAAGATCAAGAGAAAGGATGCCAGCCAGGTATCTGCCGGTTACAAGGTCGATTTCGACCCGACCCCCGGGGTTACCCCTGAGGGCGAAGAGTATGCCGGCGTTCAGCGCAACATCCGTGTGAACCACATCGCCATCGTCCCCCGCGGCCGGGCTGGCCCGGAGGTTCGACTCTTGCTTGATCGTATGGATGCAGCCGATGCTGTAGCCAACCCCACCGAGCAAGAAATGGCGCCCCAGTCCAGTTCAACTGCATCTCCCGTTATGGCAACCGTCAAACTCGACGGCCTGGAGATCGATTTGCCCGCAGAAACAGCTAGTGCGGTCCAGTCCTACTCCCGGGACATGGGGCGCCAGCTGGAGGCTTTCGCCACCGAGCGCGATGAGCTTTCCAACAAGCTTGATTCTCTGCAGGCCGACTTCGATTCCCTGGCTCTCGAAAAAGAAGCCGCCGAAGGTCGTGCCGACGCTCTTGAAGAAGAGCTCGCGTCTTCCGACACCCCGCGCATCGATACCGCCGAGCTCGACCAGCTCGTCGCGGCGCGCCTGGATACCCTGCAGCGTCTGGCTCCCGCTTTTGCCGAGGACTTCACGTTCGACGGCATCGACGACGCCACGCTCTACACCCAGGCTTACGAGAACCTGACCGGTTCCGCACCTCGCGAAGACGCCGAGCCCGCCTACATCCAAGGCGTGGTCGAAGGCATCCTCGCTGCTCACGTTGATTCCGCAGAGGAACACGACGAAGAGGAAGAGGACTCCGAGAGCGAAACCATCAATCAGGACTCCGCTGACCGCGAAGACAGCACCAACGTTCTTCGTAACGCACTGAAAGGTGCCGGTCGCGGTGCCGCCGACCCTGTTTCTGCCTACCGGGCCAAGCAGGTTGAGGCTTGGAAACGTCCCCTCACCGCCACCAAGTAAGGAGTCCCTTCAATGGCCGTAACTTTCACCCCTACCACTGTCACCAGTCCTTCTGGTGCACAAGGCAGCTATCCGCTCGAACTGACCGCTGGTCACGAAGGCATGCTCGCTGATCTGCAGGCTTATGTGTCCCGCAGCTACTACAACCAGTCCGGTGCCGCTATTCCTTTCGGCTCCCTGGTTGCCACCGATAACACCCCCACCTCGAACGATCCGTTCGCGGTCGCCCTGGCCACCAGCGGCACTGGCGTTGTGGGCCTTGCCATCGACGGCATGACCTTCGAGGGCGTCAGCGGTTCTTCCGCCTACACCCCCAACCCCACCAACATCATCGCTGACGGTTCCTCCCGTGTTGGCTACCCCGACACTCAGACCGTCAACGTGCTGTCCAAGGGTGTTGTTTGGGTGTACAGCACCGCTGCCATCGCGCTCGGTGATGCCGTGCGTTTCTTCGGTGTTGACCATTCCGGCACTGTGGATGGCGCCTACGTAGGCCGCTTTACTGACACCGCCGTAGCTAACAAGACCTTCGCTTTGACCGGCGGAGCTCGTTGGCTGTCGGAAACCAGTGGCGCAGGTCTGGTACTCCTGGAGATCGACATCCCCGGGGTAACTTTCACCGCCGACACTTGATCACGGAGCCCCTCCAATGACTTCAGAAATCCGTAATGACGAGGTCGGTCTCTTTCTCGCCCGCGAACTGGAAACCATCCTGGCTCGCACCTTCGAGGTTGAGTACGCCGACATCAAATACAGCGCGATCATCCCCGTCTCATCCGAGGTGGG